GAGTATTAAATTGGTTGATGAGTTTATGAAGATTAAGAAGGAGGATCGCCCTCCGCTTCTTTTTGTGTTAGACTCTCTGGGTATGCTATCCACCACTAAAGAAGTGCAGGATGCTACTGACGGTAAGGAGACTCGCGACATGACTCGTGCTCAGGTGATCAAGTCTATCTTTAGAATCTTGTCACTGAAACTGGGTCAAGCAGGTATCCCCCTGATTGTCACTAACCACACTTACGAAGTTGTCGGTGCCTATGTTCCTACCAAAGAGATGGGTGGCGGCACTGGTCTGAAGTATGCTGCTTCTAGTATCTTGTTCCTTTCTAAAAAGAAGGAGAAGGATGGCACTGAGCAGGTGGGTAACATTATTAAAGTGAAGGCACATAAGTCTCGCTTTACCAAAGAAAATTCTGAAGTAGAAACGAGGTTGTATTTTGACGAACGAGGTCTTGACAAGTATTATGGACTACTGGAACTGGGTCAACAGTACGGAGTCTTTGAGCGTGTGGGTAACCGTGTTAAGACTGAGCATGGTAATGTATATCCTTCTGCTGTTTACAAGGACCCTGAAAAGTATTTCACACCAGAAATCCTCCAAGCACTTGACGAGTGTGCCCGAAAAGAATTCTGCTACGGATCTTAATGGAAGCAATTGAAAGTACAATCATCAAAAACTTAGTTGGTGATGATACTTATGTTCGTAAGGTAATTCCTTACATCAAACCAGAATACTTTAATGAGTACTCAGATAAGATTCTGTTTGATATCATCAACAACTTTGTTGTGACCTATGGTCAAACTCCTACTAAGGAAGTTCTTAGTATTGAGGTTGATAATCGTAAGGATCTGAATGAAGATTCTTATAAACAGTTACAGGTCAAGATTGATGACATTGATAACACTGAAGTAGACTCTCAGTGGTTGTTGGATGCTACCGAGAAGTGGTGTAAACAACGCGCAGTTTACTTGGCACTACTGGATAGTGTGAAGATTGCTGATGGTCAGGATGAAAAGAGAACTGAAGATGCGATTCCATCAATTCTTCAGGAAGCTCTTGCTGTTTCATTTGATGACCACATTGGTCACGACTATATAGAAGATTACGAAGATCGCTTCGCCTTCTATCACAGAAATGAAAGCAAAATCCCGTTTGACCTTTCCTTGTTCAACAAGATTACGAAGGGTGGTATTCCTAACAAAACTCTTAACGTCGCACTCGCTGGTACTGGCGTGGGTAAGTCTCTGTTTATGTGTCACATGGCCGCGGCGTCACTCCTTCAAGGCAAGAACGTCTTATATATCACACTGGAGATGGCAGAAGAGAAGATCGCTGAACGTATTGACGCGAATCTTCTCAACGTAAATATCAAGGATATTGAAGATCTGCCCGAACAAATGTTTGAATCTAAAGTTACTCGTCTCGCACAGAAGACTAATGGTAAACTTATCATCAAAGAATATCCAACAGCATCTGCACACTCTGGACACTTTAAAGCACTTCTCAATGATCTATCGCTTAAGAAGAGTTTTAAACCAGACATCATCTTCATTGATTATCTCAACATCTGTGCATCATCACGCTACAAAGGAGCACTAGTTAACTCTTATACCTATGTCAAAGCCATTGCGGAAGAACTTAGAGGTCTTGCTTGTGAATTTGATCTCCCTATTGTTAGCGCCACTCAGACTACTCGCTCTGGTTATGGCTCTAGCGATGTTGATCTTACTGATACCTCTGAATCTTTTGGACTTCCTGCTACTGCGGACCTCATGTTTGCTCTTATCTCTACAGAGGAACTTGAAAGTATCAACCAAATCATGGTCAAGCAACTCAAGAACCGATATAACGACCTCAACTTATTCAAGAGATTCGTAGTGGGTATTGACAGATCCAAGATGAGATTGTATGATGTAGAGGACTCTGCTCAAGTTGACATCGTTGACTCGGGGCAAGAGCAATATGACTTTGAAGAAATTGCGAAGTCTCAACAATCCACAGCAAAATTTACTGATTTTAAATTTAATTGATATGACCATTGATCTTAATAAGTATGTTGAGTTCGTTGACGGAACCACCTCAGATCCTAGCAAAGACTACTCTGAGTTCATTGATCGTCTGATCCAACTGAACCAAGAAGACTTTCCTACTGAGCGTCTACTGACTGCTGCTGTGGGTATGTCTGCTGAGGCAGGCGAGTTTACTGAGATTGTGAAGAAGATTGTTTTTCAGGGCAAACCTGTTAACAATGAAAACCTGTTTCATCTGAAGCGCGAACTTGGAGACATCATGTGGTATGTTGCACAAGCTTGCATCGGTCTCAACATTTCGCTTGAGGAAATCGTTCAGATGAATTTTGAAAAACTGAGTGCCCGTTACCCCGAAGGAACATTCAGTATTGAGCGATCAGAGAATCGTGTAGCAGGAGATCTCTAATAAATACCCCCGTAAGGGGGTTTTTTAATGGCATATAATTTGATACCATCTAGTTTTTCTGAAGCAGGTAAATCTGTGTCGCACATGGATACATCTGCATCAGCAGAATCTTTACGTTTATGGAATTATCTTGTAGAGAACCATTCTGATGTTATACCAAATCCATTAGCATTTGATAAAACTAATAAATCAAATGTAAAAATTGCTAGAGCATTGAAGGATGAGGTGACACTAGCATCTTTAAAAACTAAATTGAAAATCACTAAACTCAAAATGAGTTGGGGTGATGGTAGTAGAGGAAATAGAGGGACAGGAAATACAGGTAATTTATTTGAGGCACAACTTGAAAGAGGACTCAATGATTGGATTGAGACTGGTGACTATTCTAATAACACTTACAAAGACTTTATTGCAGATCTGATTAAAACTTACAGTCTTAATGATTGTTCTTTTGTTCTAGTGTCTGAGGGTGAACTTAATAAGAAAAGACCTATTAAGTTTGAAGGCAGTGGATGGAAAATTGGAGATGCGACAGCATCCAATTATGACATTGGTTCCATCGTTACTGACCTCACATTACATACAAAATGTAAGGGACAGTCTGATAGAACAATCTATCTTTCGTTGAAGAAAGGTGGTACTACAACAATGTCTAATCTTGGTGTTAAAAAAATATTTCCGAGAACAGAAATTGAATCTGGAGAGATTAAAAATAATGTAGGATTGAAAGTCTTAGAAACATTTGGTATTGATAATGAAAGATTTTGTGCAATATTTAATCAGGCAGCACTTGGTAGAGTTGTAAGTGGCGGAAGTGTAGATAATCCAAAATTTAATAGAACATTGCTACAGAGTATGATTCGTGGTTCTATTGGTCATGGATATCATTATACTCATAAGGAGAAGGGAAATAAAATTAAGAACTTCCCGATGACAAAAGCAGTATGTGACGCAGCGACAACTGTGAATTCTGTGACTGTATATTATGGTGGTAAGACTGGTACAGGACAGAGGATTGATATTGCTGTAGGTACTCCAGCGATGGAGTTAAAATTTAATATTCGTGATACGAGTGGAAGTCCAGACCCCTGGCCAGATAAGTTACAGTCTGGATATAAGTTTAATATGGAATCTGTTTATAGCATTCCCTCAGACGGATACGACGACTAATGGCAAACGTAAAACAACTTAAACATTTAGAACACTTGGAAGATGAAATGCTGAACTATGGTTCGGAGGGGTGTTCTGCTGCAGTTTCTTTCTTGAAAGAGTTGAGGAAGATGTTAGGTCATCAGGAGGGAACAAAATCTGTATTTGCCAAGACTCCTAAGATTTGTTATACAGAAGAAGATGTTGATTTATATTATGAGGGTGATCTTGCCGAGAAGTTGAAGTTCTCCTTAAAGTATTTTTCTAAGTTGAGAATGAATGGTATATTTCAGGGTGATTTACTTTTCACAAAGTCTACACTTAAACAAGAAACTATTGACGGAGAACTTTTATATACATTTAGACCAAACACAATTACATATGGTATTCCAGTAAATCATCCCATAGGTCAGGCAGCAGGTCGTGCTCAGATTGGTGTAGTTTTTCATACACATTATAGAGGAACAGATTTTCAGTCAATGCAAGCACTTGCAGGTGCTGATGTCAATGGTTCTAATGAAGCATTAGTAGTTGAGAATGACACTCCAATGCATCGTGTGGGATTCTCAACTACTGAGATGAACAAATTCAATAATCATATATCTAAAATTGAACGCATGTGTTCAATCTCTGGAGATTTTTTGAATGAGTTAGTTGATGTCAGTGGCACTACGGGTGATGCTAAGTTTCATATTTCATCTTATCTGAAACAGTTCTTTAATGATGAGATTAAGAATGCTCGTAGTATTACGAATGTAGATGAGGCAGTATATGCTCTGGGTAATTTCTATCATGCCAAGATGACTAAGGAACTTGCAAAGATCAAGACTGCTGCAAACCTCACTAAGAAACGTAATCTTGTTTATCAGAGTGAGAACTATCTTGTTAATAATGTCTATAAGTTTAAAGTATTGCTTGCTTTATACAAAGAAATGCAGGCAGTAAAACAAATGGTTATAGATAAATTAGATCATTTAGAAGAGTTCAGAACTTTTGTTCAGACTGACAAGGGATATAAGGTCACCACTCCAGAGGGTTATGTTCTTCATAAGGATGGTGATATGATCAAGTTTGTTAATCGTCTTGAATTTGCGTACAACAATTTCACCTTACAGAAACAATGGCGTTAGACGGAAAGGTTTGCTACTTTACATTTGGTAGATTTCAACCACCAACCACAGGACATAAGGAAAACTTTGCTGGTGTTAGACAAGCAGCAGGGGGGAATGACTATCGCATTTATATTTCACAGACTGTAGATAAGAAAGGTAGTAATCCATTGCCACCAGATCGCAAGAAGTATTATATGGATAAGATGTTTCCTGAACATAAGGGAAAGATCTTCTCTGGTCCCAGAGATCCTGTTGCCATCTTACAAGATTTGATGTTAGCAGGATATGATGAGGTAGTATTTCTGGTGGGTTCTGATAGAGTTTCTGCTATGCAATTCTTGCACAGGTATAACGGCAAAGATTTTTCATTCAGAAAGATTGAAATTAAATCTTCAGGAAGTAGAGATGCTGATGGAGATACTTTTGCTATCTCAGGAACTAAGATGAGAAGGGCAGCACATAAATTAGACTTTAAAACTTTTAGATCTGGCATACCAACATCACTGAATGATAATGATTGTAGAAAGTTAATGCAAGAGATCGCGCAGAATCTTCCTGCTAATTTTAAATAATAAATAGTTTGATAGAATCTAAGTATTAATGTACAACTTTTTAGAATACACTCAGAAAGTTTACGTTCGTGAACAATATTATAATGATGAGATCTTCCCAGAAGGGATGAAAGTTCGTAATGGAAATGATCAGGTTGGCACTATTATTAGACGCGGACCAAACTATGTTATCTGCTTAGATGAGGATCATAAGACATTCAGAAGTTGGATTTCTGACATCAGTGAGGTTCATGAACTTGGCACTGATGAAACCAGAGAGTATCTTCAGGATCTAACTCCTGGTCAAAAGAAAGAACAATATGGTAAGAATAAGACTCCAGAGTGGTCTACATCTATAAATAAAAGAAAAAGTACCCAAAAGGAAATGTATAACGATAGCTATTCAGAGAATTTGGTTAAACGCACTGCTCAAGGCATTGCTGGTGAGCAAAGCTACGGTGAAGTTGAGAACAAGCAGGAAGTGTCTGATGAGTATTCAGCATCTTTGATGGATGCTGCTGTTGCTAAACTCTCTTCAGGTAAATTATTTGAAGGTAGCATGAAGCAAGCACGCAAGAATGTTGGTGCTGATAAGTGCTGGGACGGTTACAAAGCAAAAGGTACAAAGAACAAGGGTGGTAAGGTTGTTCCTAACTGTGTCAAAGAAGAGGATCTTGACGAGAAGAAACTTGATCCCGTAGGTCAGGAAGATGGCGATGTCAATAACGATGGTAAGAAAGATTCTTCAGACAAGTATCTGATGAAGCGTCGTAAAGCAATCGGCAAAGCAATTGCCACTAAGAAAGAAGACTTCTCCGATTGGAGATCTGAGATGGGGCTTGAAGAAAAGTATGGCAAGAAGAAGTGCAACGAAACCAAGGAAGGCACTGAGTGTGGCGTTCATGGCAAAGAGTGCTGCCCCACAGTAAAGGAAGTTGAAGAAGGTTGTGGTTGCGACGGTCCTGCACCTAAGAAAATGAAGAAGTATTGATAAATAGCTGAGACCTGTTCTATAAAATCATGCTCGCCTTTTTACTCCCACTCGCATCCAAAATTGTTTCTGATGCTGTTGCCAAGATCCCTGAGAACGAGGAACTTGGAGAAAAATTAGTTGAACTTTGTCTTCTTATTTTGAAGAAGGCAGTTACTCTTACTAAGACTGACATGGACGATCAGCTCCTCGCGGTTGTTGAAAAAGCAATCCTTGCTAGAGAAGCAGACTCAACAGAACTTGAGACTAACAACGGATAATTTTCAATCAAAACCTAGTTATCGGGGGAGCATGACTCCCCTTTTTTTGTAATTTATAAATATATAAAGAATAACCACAGTACTATTAGGGAGACCAATGGCAATTCTCGGAAAAATTGATGCCGCGACCTTTGCTAACAATGTAGGTGTTACTCAGCATGACGCCACTGTTGCAAAGAATGCTGCGGATAGCATTGATGTCGGAGACATCATTGAACTTGACGGTGTATCTTATCTCGTTAGAGAAGTAACAAGCACCACCTCAATTGAACTGCATAAGGCATATGCAGGAACAACTAATGCTGCTCTTGCTGGCGCAGTTCGTCGTACTGCTCCCAAGGCAGTTGCTGATTATGTGATCAAAGGTGGCGATAGTCTCCCTGGTGAACTTATTTTTGCTGATACTACCGAAGCAAGTGTTGCTACAAATAAATCTCGTGGTATCTGGGGTCCTGGTTGGTGGCTTTATAAGACTTATGATGCCGAAGGTGAAACTCGTCATAAAGCAGAATGCCTTGCACACCTGAATGTCGCTGCTGCAACTTCTGGCGATGATGCTGATGACAGAATTGCTGCTGACGCTCTTGCTGTTATCACTATCGGCACTCAACCTGCTGATGCCTCTGTTACTGCTCCTGCAACTGCAACCTTCACTGTTGCTGCTACAGTATCTACTGGTTCGGGTACACTTGAGTATCAATGGCAACTCAGTACAGACAGCGGCGCAACCTTTGATGATATTTCAAATGCAAATGCTGCTTCCTTTACCACTGCTGCTACCACTGCTGGAGCATCTGG